AAGGTAAAATATTCGCAAGAAAATCATCTCAAAATAGTCTATATAAGTGGGCACCTCAAACAAGCTTAACCGATAAGCAATTAAAAAATGCTACCCCAACATTATCTTGTACCGCAACTCCAGGGTCAAACGGACAAGATTTTCTAACTGATTATGTTTATACGTCAACATATATAAATGGTATTGAACATAGGTATGCATATGTTGAGTGTGGTTACGTGCAGTAAACCTTTATTTATTTAGGTAAATCAATATATTTATTATATATATAAATATATTATGGCTAAAAAGCAACTTACACCATTTCAGAAATTAGATAAGATACTTGGTCCAGAAGGAGTAAAAGTTCCTAGACATCAGGCTAATCGTTATACTATTAATAACGATGAGATTTTAAAAACCACAGATAAAGCTGAATTTGAACGTGCTAAATTACAGGCACAACAAAATAAATTCTTAAGTCATCAATGGAGACGTGTTGATGGTGAAATGTATCAACAATCAATACATTATGAGACAACCAGAATTGCATCATATTCAGATTTTGAGAATATGGAGTTTTACCCAGAAATCGCAGCAGCATTAGATATCGTATCAGAAGAATCGTGTACTAATAATGACAAAGGTAAGGTTATAAATATTTATTCAAATAGTGCAAGAGTTAAAGCTATCTTAGAAGATTTATTTATTAATAGATTAGATATACATACTTCATTACCTATGTGGACAAGAAATACGATAAAATATGGTGATAATTTTGTTTTATTGAATTTGGATGATACTCAAGGTATTGTGGGTTGTAGACAGATGCCAAACTTTGAAATGGAGAGAAGTGAGGGTACATTATATAATGCATTAAGTACTAGGAATATTATGAATTCAACTAATACTCCGAAGGCTGATGAAGATTCAAAAGTTAAGTTTTATTGGAAAGGTAAAAATGTCGAATTTAATGCTTGGCAAATGGTACATTTCAGATTACTTGGTGATGATAGAAAACTCCCATATGGTACTTCAATGTTAGAGAAGGCTAGACGTATCTGGAAACAACTCTTGTTGGCTGAAGATGCGATGTTGGTTTATCGTTTAACTAGAGCACCAGAAAGAAGAGTTTATAAAATATTTGTAGGTAATATTGATGATGCGGATGTACCAGCATACGTAAATGATGTCGCTAATAAATTTAAACGTTCAATGAAAGTTGACCCACAAACAGGACAGATAGATTTAAAATATAATCAATGGGGTCAAGACCAAGATATTTTTATTCCAGTAAGAGATGAAAGTGCACCAACACCAATTGATGTACTACCAGGTGCAAGTAATTTGAATGATATTATGGATATTGAGTTCTTACAGAAAAAATTATTTGCGGCACTTAGAGTTCCTAAAGAATTTATTGGTTTTACTGACCCATCTGGTGATGGTAAGAATTTAGCATTAAAAGATATAAGATTTTCTAGAATGGTTAATAGAGTTCAACAGTCTATGATACGTGGATTAAATGAAGCAGCTATTATCCATTTATATTTATTAGGATTTGAGGATGATATAAATAATTTTACTATTTCATTAAATAATCCATCTACTCAAGCTGAGATGTTAAAAATTGAACATCTACAACAAAAAATTACAGCATATAAAGATGCAGTGAGTGATGCAGGTAATGGATTTGGTGCTATGTCAATGACTAGAGCTAAGAGAGAAATTTTAGGTATGTCAGATGATGAAATTAAACAGGATATGTTAGAACAACGTATTGAAACTGCCGCAGCAGTGGAGTTAGAGAAGACATCTGAAATTATTAAACGCACTGGTTTCTTTGATACCGTAGATGGAATTTATGGTGTACCAGGTGCTGAATATACTGATGCAGAAGGAAATAAACCAGGAAGTGATGCTGGCGGTGGCGGAGGTGGTGGCTTCGGTGGCGGAGGTGGATTAGGTAGTGATTTAGATTTTGGTTCTGAGGAAGAAACAGAAGATACAGGTGATACTGGTGGAGAAGGTTTAGGTGGTTTAGGAGATGATACTGGTGAACCAGATTTAGGTAATGATACTGGAGGTCTGGATTTAACCCCAGAGACCCCAGCTGAACCAGAAGCACCTAAAACTGAAGAATCTTACATAAAGAAAACAGAAAAAATTATTACTGAACAAAAAAATATTATTAATAATAAATTAATTGCTAGAAAAGAGAAATATAATAATATGTATTTTAATCGATTAATTGAGTCTGTTAATCGTAAGGATAATGAGATTCAAGAAAAAACGAAAATTTATGATAGCAATTTAAAAATTAATGAGAACGTACAATCAATGATTCAGGATTTGGATAAACTACTTAAACCAGATTCTTTTAAAGAATAATAGATATTTATATAATAAAAATACATCATTATGCAAAATTTTGGTAAAATTAAAAATGTTTTCAACAATATATTGGCAGAATCAATCCTAAAAAAAGATAAGGAAAAGAAAAAAATTTTTAGTCAATATCTTAAAACACTTAAAGAAAATAAAATTTTAAATACACAGTTTTCTATCTATAAAAATATAGAGGAGAAATGTTCATCTAATGATGTTTTAACTAGTGAGTATATAAAAGAAAATATCGCATTACTATCTAAATTTAATGCTAATGATATACTAAAGGAAAATGAAAAATTAATGTCTTTAGCTGGTAAATCAAAAGGTACTCCTTATGATTCTAAATTAGAGAAATTACACGAGGATATCACTAATTTAATTTTCACTAAAAAATCTCCTAAAACAATTAATAATTTAACTGAGTCGTTTGATAACGTAGTTAATTACATTAAATCAAATCAACCTAAAGAAACTATTACTGAAACACCTAATCCTAAAAGTAGTAAATTACTAGGACAATTAGCAGTGGATAAGTTTAATGATAAATTTAAAAATTTATCTGAAACAGAAAGAAAAATCATCAAGTCAATTATTGAATCTGATGAGACCACAAGAGAAGAGTTATTTAAAACAATACGTACCGAATGTGTAGACTTAGTTAACCAACGTCTAGATGAATCAGATACCGAATCTAAAGAGAAATTATTAAAGGTTAAAGATAAGTTATTACGAATGGATTATAATAAAGAAAGTTTTATTAATGATACAAACAAAATAATCGACCTTAAAGAAAATTTAAGTACTAATATCTAAAGTAATTGCTATGGGACCTGAAGAAAATGTTAACTGGGGTGTTGTTATAAATCAACTTGAGACTATTGTTGAAGCACAAAAAGAAACCAAAGAGAAACTTAAATCTATCGAAGAATCAATTAATAAAATTGAATTCCTTAGCGAAGGTGTTAAAGAACTTAAAGAATGGAAAAAAGATGTACAAGATACCATCTCCATTAATGAACTTGAAGACCTTAAGGTTTGGAAAAAAAAAATGGAAGAAATCATCTCTCCAAAACAATTGCCTAAGTTATTAGAGGAATTTGAGAAGTTAAAAACATTCAAAACCCAAGCAACTATGATTTGGGTTGTTGTCCAAGGTATCATGTTACTTATTATGTTTTGGAGCTCATTAACTAAGTAATTACAGCTCATTTCTTATTATTGTTGAGCTCTAACTACCTATTATTTGAGCTACTTGACAATGTTATTTTTTTTATATATAGTTATAAAAAAAAACTATTATGGCAAGAGGTAAAGAAATCAAACTAAAAACAAATAATGAATATTCAGTCGCAATTGGTACTGTTGATAGTAAAACACCTAAATCTGTTTATTTACGTATAAGCACTTGGGGTCAGCCTAAGATTGAAACTCCAATGAATTATAATAATGTTATAAATAAAATTTATAATAATATTAAATCTAAATTAAATCAATCACCCGATAATAAATTTCATATTAAAAGAACGATTATTGATTTAGATATGAGAGATTCTGGTATCAAATACAATAAAAGAAGTTTTATGAATTGCGAATTAACTCTCTTCCAAAAAGAAATATATCCACTCACTTCCAATGAATTAAAATCAGAATTAAATTATATTACTAATGA